TTGCCGGTCCCGAGCTCTTTGACCCGGACATCATGCGGCAGGATGTGTTGATCATAGGTGTAGCCCTTGCCCTGCAGAACCTGGACGTAGTGGTCTAGCGCGAGCCCTGAGTTCTCGTAGAAATCAATGACGCGGACCTCCTTGCCTATAAACTGAGCGAACCAGATCGCAGTCGTATCGGCCATGCCCAAGTCCCAGGCTGTAACCACTGCCGCGCCCTTGTCATACGGGACCGCGGTTATCCGCTCCGCTGACTTAGCCTCCAGCATCTCTATGGCGTAGAAGGCGCCCTCAACGTGGATAACAAAATCACCCTCCCAGACATGCGGGTAGATGTGCGGCCGCTTCTCTAGGTCTTCTAGCCTGGCTTGCTCCAGCACATCAGGGAACCACGGGTTGTCCTGCCAGTTGATCTCAACGATCTTGCTGTCTTATGTCGGATTCTCTCTAAACCGCTTGTGCGTAGCCGACTCCTTGCTCTCCGGGTTCCATGTTACCCAGATCTCGGAGTCGTGCTCTCGGACCGTCGGGATAAGCTTCTGCCAGGCTGTCTCACTGACGCTCTCTGACTCGTCAACCCAGCACAGCAGGATCCGGCTCTTTGACTTCAGGCTGTCTACGTTCCTGCGGAGCCCTGAGAAGGCGTAGGAGATCCGACCATCCTTGCTGCGTATGTATCGCTCACCGACCTCGTAGTAGTCCGCCAGCCAATCCACAGAGCTGATAGCGGCCTTGATCTCTTCCAGGGAGGACTCATCCAGGGAGTTCAGGTGCTCACGGGCACAGAGAATGATCCCTTCACGGCCTGACATGCCCTCCTGGTAGCCGCGGATAGCGGTCATCAGGGCGAATGTTCTAGTCTTGCCAGATCCTCTGCCGCCGTAGGCACCGCGGAATCTAGCCTTGCCGCTGAATACAGGGACCAGCGGGTCCGGGATATCAATCGTGCTTATCGATGCGCTCATCGGCTCTCACGCCATTCAGGACTATCTGTGTCGGCTGCATGGTGCCGTCAGAGCTCCTGAGATCCTGCTCAACGCGATCTGAGAAGCCATGCTTGGTAAGTAGCAGTTTGGTGATAGAAGCGTTGAAATCGCCTGTGAGGCCGCCTCTGAACAGGTTCTTGGCCTGCAGCGCCATCAGATCCCTGGTGATCTCGGAAAATTCTTCATTCTTGTTGCGCCAATCGTGGACCGTATCCTGGTTGACCTTCAGATAGAGAGCCAATCCCTGCATGGTTGGGATCAGCTCGTCGATCAGATAATCCTTCTGCACATAGACCTTAGCCTTGTCCATGAGCTCGTCTGTAAGCTTGGTAGGTCTGCCAACCGGGTTAGTCTTCGCCATCTTCATCTCTTCCAAACATAGATATGCCATGAGCCGACTCGACCAGCCTTGCGATCTGCAAAGCCTCCTCGAACCAGCTCATGTCTCCGATAGGGAAGCCATGGTCAACTAGCAAGGATGCGATCTCGTCCCTGGTTAGCGGTACCTGGCTCACCTTGTGTCCTAGCTGCGCTTCTTCTTTTTCTTTTTCTTTGCGGCAGCCTTACGGGCAGCAGCTCTGCCTGCAGGCGTGTACGGGTATTCTTTATTTCCTACTCTTGGCACTGGTCTTTTTCCTCTTCTTGGCGGTCTTCGCAGCCTTCTTGAATGCAGCTGCAGTTGGAGCACCCTTCTCGCCCGGCTTACGCATCTTCTCAGGAGTCTTACCTTCCTCCTTCTGCTTCTTGATGCGCTTACGCTTGGCGTGGATGTTAGCGTACAAACCTTTCTTTGGCATTACTTAGACCTCATCGACTTGGCGCCCTTACACTTCCATCGCTTTCTGCTCAGGTTGTTTGGCGTGTTCGGGTCATTCTGCTTGCTCTTTGGCAGTCGCTTCTTGATGCCCAGGCTCCGAGCGCAGTAGCTGTCACCCTTGCTGGTGCCCGGCTGTACTCGCCTGCTGCCATCCTTTGCGCGTCCTGCCTGGCCGTAGCTTACACGCTTGCCGCTGCTAGTGACCTTGACCTTCGCCTTGCCTTTTCTAGGTTTTGCCATGTTACCTCCAAATGAATGGCCCGTCTCGTGGGCCAAACGGCTCAAGCCCAGCAGGGAGGACAAGCAGGGAAAACTGCCATGCCGTACAACTGCCTTGAGCTGCCGGTGTTTTCGGGCGAATGATCCCACGCACCGCCGGCTGGCGCTTTGGCAAAACCGTATTATACCAGCAAATTATTTTCTTCGAGTCTGAGGATCTCCCGGTTGATCAGGTGAAGCTTTGCGACATCCGCTTTTGATTGACCGTGATACTCCACTGCGTGATGGTTATCAATGAGCAGCTGGTTAATGCTCGTCTTCCCATCAACGTAAATATATCCAAGGTAGCGGCCAAACTTACCCGCCTTCTCTGTCTTGATACGGTATCTGAGCCCGTACTTCAAGTGCTCCTTGGCAAACGCTGTCGCAGCCTTGCCGTAGATCTTCTCAGTCTTGTCGCGTGTCCGACTCTCCGGTGTGTCCACTCCAGCCAGGCGAATAGTAGTCCGAAAAGAAATACCGAAACCACAATCAATGGCAACGCGATAGCTGTCGGCATCGATTATCCTCTCTATCTCGCAAAAGTATTCGTGCATGCTATCACCTATTCTTGTTTGTCAGGATACTCAGAGACATATCGGCTCAGATACCACTGGGCTTTTTTTAAGTCTTCGAGACCGTTCTTGTAGTTATGCCGGTGAATGTATTTTGTGACATTACCAAGCAGGTAGCCCAGGTATTGCTCGTCGCTGAGCTGCTGCTTGATGTAGTCAATGCACTCAATGCCCTGGTTGGCATAGTGAGCCGGGCTGTTTACCGGGTCAGACACAGGCGTGATTGGTGTTTTGAACACTGGTTTCTTCATTAGCAGTCACTTGACCCAAACGGGATCCCAACATACTCATGACCAGTTGCCTCCCAGGCATGCCTTTGCTCGCAGAGCTGCTTACGCATTACCCTGGACTGCACAATCTTGATGGTCATAAACGTTACAAAAACCACAAGGAAGCAGAAGCCAATCATGGCCACTGCTCCCTTTTCCAGCCTCACTGGACCAACCTCAAAGGCTGAGCAACCTCATGCCACTCATGCCAGATTAGGTCTTCGTAGTAACTTAGCCTGCCCTTGGCATACTCTCGCAGCAGGTTAGCCTCTCTGCGGTCTGCAGCATCCTTGTCTGACTGCTTGCCGCTAAGCATGGCCTCGATACGCATTGCTGCCAAGGTGTGACTGCCGTCTACCGCATCAAAGTAGATATCTGATGCAGGCTCGGTAAGCATCAGCGCCTGAAGCACAAGATCCAGAACCTCATCGGTAGGCTCGTATTCGCCATACCGGATGATGCTGTCTAGGTTGTCGTAAATCAGAGAGCTGATCTCTTTGAATGTATTTTCTTCGTCTGTCATTCGTCTTCTCCTCACTTGGTTATTCGTAGCCCGGCCACAGCATTAGTGTACCAGGGTCATTTGGCTCTGAGTACCACTCCGCGTCATCAATGATCTCGCGCAGCTTAGGATGAATTGTGTAGGCATACACAGGATCCCAACGATAATAATCAAAGATCCGCTCGCCCTCGTGATAGCTCTCGCTACCCTTGAGCCATATGCCCTTATCACAACCATCCCACTCTGCGCGCTTAACTGCATTGGCCTCTGGTATCAATCTGTTGATCTTGTTTACCAAATGCCCTGCTGCCATTGATCTCTTGGTCATAGATACCTCCTACAGACCTGCAGCTACAGAATAGCCGACAATGGATTTCCTGAATTGCTTACGAAGCTTTGGACCATAAACCTTCTTGAACAAAGACCTATGAAGCCTAACCGTGTAAGACGGTCCGTAGGCGTAGTGATACGTTATCCTCGTCATGTACATCTCCACTCTCCCTTACTCGCTTAACAATTTATCGATTTGCTCTTTGAGACCAACAAGAATCTCACGGGCCTCCGAGCTCCTTTCGTCATCGGATCTGCTGGTTCCAACAAACGCCGTGACCTCTGTTACCGATCCGCTACTATCGGTAATCTCAAACTCAATCCAACAGCTATCCTGGCTGACCTTTACATCTACTACTCGGTGACAATTTACATTCGTGCTCATTCGCTATCTCCTAATTTAATTTGATGTTTCCTCTACCACCAAACCCGCAGTTAAGCGGGTCTGGTTTCGGTTTGCTGTCGGTTTGCTTATGAGCTCAAGGCTTCGAGCCAAACTTTCTTCAAATTCGTTGCAAATTCAATGTCCAATACTGCTGCCGCATGTTTGGCTGACTTTTTTGATGCCAGACC